AAGCGCAAGCCTTCGATTTTGAGGGGCACCAACGCCGCCCGCAATGGGCGTTAGTCTTTTCACAGGTCCCGGCATTGCGCTCTGTTTGAATTGCTTACACAGCGACCTAATCATACGATTGCCGCTACCACGCCACATCCATTGAACGCCTCGGCACTCGCGCAGAGTGTAGCAATGCCGGTATCCCACGGAACTTTTCAGCCCTGCGCCGGTATGTCAGTCGCATCCGTTTCTTCATTCATAGGCCGGAGCCAGCCAAATAATTAATTATTCGACCTGCCGCTTTCATACAGCGCACAGGTAAGCCCCTTGTAGCGGTCTTACCCTTCCGTGGTGCCGCAATGCGGTAGCATACATCTGGTACGGCATTGCAGTCCTGCCCTGCTTTAGCGCTTCAGGGAAAGTCCCCGTCACTCGCTGTGGTCTCCCCTTACGGGGCACCTATGCCGCATGTTGCCCTCAACTGCCCGCCCCGAAGGGCGGGCTATCAAGGGAGGAGGAAATGAAAAAGAAAGGGTGCAGAAGCCCCGTTACACCCTCTGCACCCCTTATGCTAATATACTTTTTTCAAATGTTGCCCTTTTTAGTACAACTATTCGCCAAATCGCTCAATGTTGACATACGGCGCGTACTCTTCCTTGATTGCGCACTCCTTGAGCTGGCAGCTTTCGCAGTGGCAGGAAAACGGGCATCTCCTTTTTTCTGCTCTTGCGATACATCTTGAAACGGTCGACTTATTAACGCCAAACTTTTCTGCTATCTGGCTCATGCGCCAACCGCACTCAAAGTATAAGCGGAGATATTCAACCGTCTGCTCTCTCACACCAGCACCTCCTCCGGTCGGAAACTCTCTTTGATCTCCTTGCCGTCTACCATGATCGCCACGGTCACATAGCGCCTCTGCGGATGGATGTACGTCACCACGCCAGTGCGGAGCGGGTACAGCTTTTCGCCGCGCGCTTTTCCCGAAAACTCCTCCGGCACCGTCATAAACTGCGCCCGCACCTTGTCGCCTACTTTCATTCCGCACCTCCAAACGCTTCCTCAAACGTCAGCCCGCTCTCTCTGAGGATGCCTTTGATCACGTCGATGGTATGCTGATTGTTGCCCGACAGCCACCACCAGATGTTGCTTTTGGAAATGCCTACCGCATCGGCAAGCTGGCGGCGCGTGTACTGTCGCTCGCAAAATACCTTTTTCAGCGCCGGATAGACGCAATAGGGATATTCGATCATTTTCTCCCCACCCTCCGTTTGTATCGGTCTTTTGACCTCTGAATGTAATTGATCATCGCGCTTTCCTCGGCTATGCTGGCCGTTTCGTTGCTTTTTGCCTCTTTCTTTTCTTGCAGCCACGCAGCGTATCGCTCACAGGTCGAATGACAGCCGACATGTCTCTCCTGGCAGTTAAAGCAGCTCATGTCATCCCACCTCGTACTGCGGACAGGCGAGCACGCGATAGCTTGTCTCGTAATGCTTCTTGTGTCGGTTTGTGTGCATTAAAATCCTTGTTCTGATTGCGTGCCACCCCTCGACCGGCTGCCACTTCAGCTTCCGCGTTTCCTTGTCGCATTCCGACCAAGGGCATTTCCCGCAGGCGTTCTTACAGGTCCAGCAGAGTGTTTCGCTTTGATTTGCCATTTATACTTCCTCCACCCAGATGCCAAATCGTTCCAGCATCAGCTTTTTCTTGATGATATAGTCCTTTGTCTTAAAGCCCTTTGCGTCCTCTACAATCATTTTCCCGTCACGGGTATACACGAAGTCGGCTATGTATGTAACTGCCCTCACAGCGGCTCCTGTGGGCGTTCTCTGCGCCCCCACGAGCTTGTACGTCTGCTGCAGCTTCAAGTCGTGTATTTTCCCCGCTTTCAGCAGCAGCCGCAGCTCATCATAGCGGTCTGCCTCGTGCTTGCTGTCAAACGTAATGCCATGCCGCACGGTTTTGCGGTTGTGGTACTTGCCCGTTTTCTGAGCAAGTACCTTTTCAACCACCTGTTTTTGTGCCGCAGGCCCGAGACGTGCAAGGTCAGATGCCGTCAGGTTCATTTTTCCCTCCCGTCTGTCACCATGACCACGCGCACCTTGCCGAACTGCTCAAGTGCCATTGCCACGGCCTCCTTGGTCGCCAGCTTGTCGCCGTGGTCCTCAATGTCGATGATGATGCGGATCATGTGCCGGACTCCTTTTTAAGCCTTGCCTCCATGAGCGCCTCACGGGGGTCTAAAATTTCAAGCAATCTTATCCACATCAGTCCTCACCGTCCTTTCTCTCGCCGTAGCTGCAAAAATCATCCAACTGCACCCGATTCCATTGCCTGCCCCAAATCGAGCAAAACAATCCTGGACCATCTATGTCTGTCGTTCTTACGCAGTGCGTGCAGTCCTTACATCGCACCGCGGGCACTGCATCCACCGTGGGGCAAGCATCAACCACCCCGCTTACTTCATCCAGATTGTTGTCACCTCCGGCCTCAATGTCCATCTTCGCCCCGCAGTTGGGGCAGTAATCCGACAACAATTCGAACCCATTTACAAGCACTTGCGCTGCATCGTGGCAAACAGAGCACTCGTGCCTGTCTGGTGACGGAACAAAGTTTCCTGCTTTTTCCCACGAAATCCACCGCCCATGCACCACCGGGGCAACATCAGCGGCGGGAATCGCCTTTATATCGGCGCAGATATTCCAAGCTACCGTGTCTCCACAAAAATCACTTTTCCGCAGACACTCTCTATACTGTTTATCACAAGCGGTAACTGCCGCTGCGCGCTCAATATAATCATCCATTGTCAGCCCTCCTCCACATAGCACCAGCTCTGGGGCGGGCGCTTGATCTGTAAGCTCTCGTTTCCGCAAGTTCCGTTGTTTTCCCAGTACATGGCACAGCTCTCGCAATACCAGCTATTTTTGCATGCGCGCCGAAACGCCGTCAGCTCCCGCGGCTGGTCATAGATACGAAGATCGGAGATATGCCACGCAAAGCAATTCTTCCCGCCTGCGTATGTATGGAGATTCGCTTCTGTAAGACACGCCTGGTTGACAAGCTCCTTTTCAATATTGTGCAGTCCTCCGGCCAGCCTCTTCCAATCATCCATACAGACATTATACAAGGGCGTGACACAATCACATACGAATTCCCCAATGACCTTGCCGCCGCCGTAAAACTGTGGCCTTGGATAGTCCGTCGCAATGAAGTCCTCGTGCGGATATTTTGGCAGCGTGCAGTAGATATAGCACTTAAACGGCGTGTTCATCTTCGGACGTGTCTTGCGGACCTCAATAGTCTTTTCGCCGTTGGCAATCTTTTCGCACCACTTCGGGCGGACGCTTAGCATGACAGCCTTACTCATTTCTTCATCGCCTCCAATGCTTTCTCAGCCTCCTCGAGGGTGAGAAAAACGGAGTGCCCAACACGATCCAAATCGCACAAAGTAAAGATACCCCTCTTAATTTCCGGTTCGCTTTCATCTGGGTAAACCGCAATCGGATAACGGATATAATATGTCGCGGTTCCAACCTGGCACGGCAGCACCACCAGCCGACCTTCCTTGTCGGCCTCGGCCAACTCGCGCAGGCGGTCGGTGCTGATGTCTTTCACCGCTTCCAGACGCAGCGCATTTACGAGTTTTGTATCTCTCATAGTTCCTCCCTTATGTCTCCTCCCCATTGCTCCGCCATAGCTTTGGCGATGCCAGGGAAGGTTTTGCTTCTTGCTTTTGCCGTACGCGGGTCATTCCATCGCATAATCTTACCAGTCTCGTCTTTTGCATAGTTTGCGCTTGCCCCCACACTGTATCCACCTGGCAAAATATCTCCTGCATCTACAATGTTTGTCGGTCGCAAAGCGGGTAAGCCTTTTAGCCATAGGCAAGTCTTTTTTCTTGCGTGGTGCCCGAATTCATACGGCTGGATAATACAGTCAGGCTTACGATAGTGTGTAGACATATATCCGACCGGATTTTCTACCGCGATTTTACAAACGTTGGCATTTACAAAGGCCAGGAAAAACGCCGCAGCTTCTTCCCGCAACTGCACCCGTCCGACCGCCTTTTCGCCATATTTTTCCGTGTTAAACCAGCGATTCCCTGTAACGGTTAGGTATGTGCACGGCGGGTGCGCGATCAGCAAATCCCATTTGCCGACGTCATGCGTCTCCCCGTCCATTGTGGTCACTTGCCCCCCATCGATGGCCTTGAGCGCATCGCCTAAGATGTGCCACTCAGGATGCCCACCGGACGGCTCCTGAATGTCACAGGAATATGCCTCATGCCCCAATGCCCGGAATGCCTTGCAGACTTCTTGCGATTCCTCGCAGGCAACTAAAGCCTTCATCTCAATACCTCACTCCGATGTAATCCAGAACCCGACCATAGCCAAGCCCATTTTCATTGGGTTTCCATAGCCCATCCGCGGGGTCAAACTCCCCGCCGCCGATGCAAAACTCATAGTGCTTCGGGTGCGTGTGCTTCATGCGCTCAAAACGATTCTCGCCTTTTTCGAGATGAGCCCCGAACGCGCAGAACATACATCCTGTTCGTTGGCACACCGTGCAATGCAGTTTGCAGCCGATCAGCGTTTCGTTGTAGTCGTTCTCACCGTCGCTGGCCACGATGTCGCCATATACGCTGGCGATAGGTAGCTCTCGGTCTAC